CGGAGCCTGAACCACTCGTACATGAGTATCTTCAGGCTCCGTTACCTGAAGTACATGTACCAGTACCAGAAGTACCCGCGAAGCCTCAGCTCAACACCGACGAGCTCGATTGTTTAGCCGAGGCAGTGTACTTCGAGAGTAAAAACGAGTCTCACAGGGGCCAGCGCGCGGTGGCTCACGTCATAGTAAATCGAACCAAAAATGATAGGTTCCCTTCTACCGTGTGTGGGGTAGTAAATCAAAAACACAAGCGTACTTGCCAGTTTTCTTATAAGTGCGATGGCAAGCCAGACGTTCCCAAGAACAAAGAAGACTATGAAACGGCTAAAGAAATAGCCGAAAATGTTCTGGATGGTGAAAAGGACACCACAGCGGGAGCTCTTTTCTTTCATAACAATACCGTGCGACCGGCTTGGGCTAAGCCGTCTAGATTGACCGCGGTCATTGGTAATCATAAGTTTTATAGAGGATGATATATGGCGATTATTGGTAAAGCTAGAGAGTTCTACGAGGCAGTAGAAGCTCTTGTCTGGAAATACGATATCGAGTACATGGATGCCGTGATTATGTACTGTGAAAAGAACAACATCGAGATCGAGAGTATCGCTACTCTTATTCGTGGAAACGAGAATTTCAAGAGCAAGATTCAGATCGAAGCCGAGAAGCTCAACTTTCTTCCCAAGACTGCTAGACTCGATATCTAATGGAGGCATTTGACGCATACTTGATGTACCTCGCTCTCAAGAGACACTTTACTCTTGGGAGCGGGTACGACTACTTCAAATATAATGGTAAGACTAATGCGTCTAAGGCCTCGTTTGACACTAGAAGAGACAGATACTCTTTTCATAAACTCTCTAAGAAGGATCATCCTCGAGACTTCTTAGTGGCTAACTTCGTGAGGCACGGGACCAATCTCTGGATAGGAGATTTGGTCTCGGAGCCCAAGTACGAAGAGACATACAAGGCATGGCTCAAGCGCAAAGAGTCTATGACCTACACATTCAAGAATGATCTTGAAAAGCTATCTAGTCTGGATGGAGCTCTCAGAACAAACTCCGGAGACTATCCAGAGCTTCTAAAGCTTATGACAAAGAACGAAGTGTGTATCGAGACGGTTATTGTTCTCAATGACATGCTCAAGTTCATGGACAAATGGAACAAGGATATTTCGGATCCAGTCATTTGGCCAGAGATATATAATATGTGCGTAAAGTACAAACCCTTTATCGAATACGACGCGGATAAGTTAAAGAGAGTTGCGATTGAGACCGCGTGTTAACTATGGAGAAGACATGAACGGACCTAAACTTATATTGACAAACAACGGTCTTCCGATGCACTTGGGCGGCTCAGAAGACTTCGTCCATACCGACGAGGGCGCTCTCAACTATCTTGTCGAGAACTTCGGCATCAAGTCTTGGCTTGATATCGGCTGTGGTCCTGGCTGGATGGTAAAGATGGCCAAAGAAAAGGGCATCGACGCTTATGGCGTCGACGGCGACTTCACGGTCACTGTGCCCGAAGAAATCAAGGATCGACACTTCATTCACGACTTCTCTACTGGTCCTTGGGTCTGCCCTACTCGTGAGAAGTTCGATCTGGCTTGGACTGTCGAGTTTGTGGAACACGTCGAAGCTCGTTATATTCAAAACTTCGTGACTCCTATGCAACGCTGTAAGTACGTTGTCATGACTCACGCTTTCCCGAATCAGCCCGGTCACCATCACGTCAACTGTCAGACTACAGAGTACTGGGTCCATATCATGAGAGCCTTTGGCTTTGAAGCCGACGTCGATGCTACCAACGCTCTGCGTCAGTCTTCTACTATGGCCGAGAGATACATCAGACAACAATCCCTATTCTTGAGGAATCTTAACTATGGCGAATAATGTCATTAAGACTGGTACAAACAGTAAGATAGTAAGAACCAAGACTTGTGGTACCAGAACTTATACTAGGAACGGCCCTGGATCAAAGTGGAAGATTACTGGATACAGTAATGCAGCTAAACCACCAAGAAAAAGACGTCCTAAGTAGTTGACATTAATTGGAAAAAGTAGTATATATAGAATATGCGACCGTTCTCCTGGGAGAGGACTCAGCCTTCCAAGCTGATGGAGTGGGTTCGAATCCCATCGGTCGCTCCAATCATCATCATGAAGTACTGTGAAGCTTAAACATACATTGCACATACAAAAAACATACGGAGAAATACAATGACTACATCTTTTGCAAATCTTAAGCGTTCTAGCCAAGAATCACTGACTAAGCTCACTCAAGAGCTTACCAAGATCAACTCCCCCACTTCAAACAAGTCGAGCGACGACGATCGCTTTTGGAAGCCCGAGACTGACAAGGCCGGTAACGGTTCTGCTGTCATTCGCTTCCTGCCGGCACCCGCTAATGAGGATATGCCGTTCGTTCGCGTTTGGGATCATGGATTCCAGGGTCCGACTGGTAAGTGGTACATCGAAAAGTCTCTGACCACGATCGGTCAGAACGATCCGGTTGCCGAATATAACTCGGAACTCTGGGCAGTATCGGAAGACGACAACTCTCCCACTCGTAAGCAGGCTCGCGCTCAGAAGCGCCGTCTGCACTTCATTTCCAACATCCTGGTCGTTCGCGATCCGGCTAATCCTGAAAATGAAGGCAAGGTCTTCCTCTTCCAGTACGGTAAGAAGATCTTCGATAAGCTCAATGATCTGATGAATCCTCAATTCGAAGACGAGACTCCCATCAATCCATTTGATATGTGGAGTGGCGCTGACTTCAAGCTGAAGATTCGTAAGGTCGAAGGCTATCGCAACTACGATAAGTCCGAGTTTTCTGATGCGGCTCCGATCTCGCAGGACGATGCTGCGCTAGAAGCGATTTGGAACAAGGAATACTCGCTTAAGGCTTTTGTTGATCCGAGCAACTTCAAGTCTTATGACGAGCTCAAGGCTAAGCTGAACGGCGTTCTGGGTTTGACTCCTAGCGCTAAGCCTTCGGCTTCGCCGGTGGCTCGCGCCGAAAGCACTGTCCTTCCCGAAGCTGCAGCTCCGAAGCTGAAGACTAAGGAAGCCGATGATGTTCCGTGGTCGACCGACGAAGACGACGAAGACGTTTCTTACTTCGAGAAGCTGAAGCAACTCGCGGATGAAGATTGATATCGGAGATAAAGTAAAAGCTGACGGAGTCACGAATAGGCTCCGTCAGGAATACGGCGAAGTCTTAGAAGTTAATAAGAACTTTGTCAGATTGAAGTATCGAACAGGAGAAGAATTCGACTGGCCGAGAAAATATATTATCGACGTTGAGAGGGGGGCGTAAGCTCCCCTCTTTTTTTTAGAACGTAGATAGATTCAATGATCCTCTATCGGCTACAGTCGGTCCACCAATTATGCCCTGACTATTTGTAACCGTCGACGGCGAATTAGTGATATTGGTTATGGTAGGTGCTGGAGCAGCCATTCGCTGATCTTTAGCCGACTCTACTTTCTTAGTAGTAAGAGCTAGATTCTGTGTCTGAGGAGTGACTACTGTCGGAGGAGACAGTTCTGCCCCAGGATCTTTATGCATCTTATCCCAAAGCATTTTTGCACCAACACCAGCAAAACCAACTCCTCCAAGTAAAGCTGCGCCTCTGAGTAATTTGCCAGATTTAGTTGACATTAAACCGGCTGGTTTTTTAGCTGAAGGAGCAGCAACAGCTGGTTTAACCTTTTCGGCAGTTTGACCGGCCACACCACCAAAGGCTCCCATATCTCTAGCGGCTAGAGCTGCATCAATACCTACAGACGCTGCAGTTCCTAAACCTGGAATTGTTCCGGCAACACCAGAAGCTAGCTCTCCTGCAGCACCAAGCCAGTCTCCTTGCATGGCTCTTTGAGCGGCAAATGCTCCACCGGCCAATACGCTGACGCCTGGAATTTTTTTGAGAGCGCTTTTACCAAGAGCTTTTAGACCAACTTTTTCAGCAGTCTTAATTCCTTCTTTCTCAGCTAACTTAGCACCTTCTTTTCCAGCTCCACCAAATATCTTAGACATAATATTAGGCTTGGCTGCAGTCTCAGCTACAGCTCCGGCTTCTTTTCCAGCTCCACCAAATATCTTAGAGAATATATTAGGTTTGCTCTCAGCAACTTCGGCTACGGGTGCTTGTACTCTTCTTCCTGTTTTGGTATCAACATGATATTCTCTTCCGCGAACATCAACGCGCTTTTCTATGGTTGGCTTTGCGCCCTTTCTTTTGCCGCCTTTACCACCTCCAAACATATCCATGATATTATCAAGTATATTACCACCACCGCCACCCTTGCCGGCAGCAGCTTCGGCTTCTTTTTTCTCTGGCTTATCTTCTTTTGGTTTATCTTCCTTAGAGAATATATCACGAAGCTTATCTAATACGCTGTCATCTATTTCGGTAATCTTTACCGCAACAGTCGTCTTATCTAGATCAGGAGAAGCATACTTAGACTGTGATTCGACATATGTGTTATTTAAGTCTTTTTCTCCACCAGAACTATTATCAGAAGACGGCTTGATTGCTTTCATATAGTCTGGAACATCAGACTCTTTGGCCATACGATTTTTATTGTCTTGATCGTGCCATCTACCAGTCTTTTCGTTGTACTTTAATTTAGACGGAGATCCACTTTCAAGTTCTAGTCTCTTAGCCTCAATGTTCTTATCTACCTGAGCCTGCGACATATTAGGATTATTAGACTTGACTACGTCTTCATATTTTCTAAGATTGTCTGCGATGACTCCGCGTCTTCGATCTTCACCGAGATACTTTATAGCTTTGAATGGATTGATCGATCCTAGATCCCTTAGAAGGCCTCTCTCTTGAACTTCACCATACTTATTTTTAGTACCATGCAAGAGATCTTTAGTGTTCATCTTGATGGCTTCTTTTAGAGTAGGAACTCGTTGTTCCTCATATACCTTAGCAGCTGGAGCACCATTATTAGAGGCACCAGTGCTTTCAGGCTTCTTGTCTACTAATTTTGTTAATTTTTCTATAGCTTTAGTCAGCTTGGTTAAGCTGTTTTCTAGTTTATCGGCAGTAGTTTTTGCTTTTTGTTCATCACCCGCCGCTGATGCTAATTTTGGTAAAGGAGTTTTAGACTGAGACTCAGCTGTCGCAAAGTTTTGCGTAGCTGCAGCCGAAGAAGACATTTTATCCAGAAGTGCTATAAGATCTTTTGGTGCTGGAATTTTATTTTGATCTACCCATATACCCTTTACACGAGTAAATTTCTGTTTGCCTATTGTGACCGGTTCCATTATTCGACGGTACCTTTTGATTTTCCCCACTCTCTAACAGCAAATGCTGCCGCAGCTGAAGTTATCAATGCGGCTAGACCAGTTAGATCTGGGGATTGTTTGATCATGAGAGGAAGAATTACGCCATGGACTAGAACTGATCCGGCGATACCTATACAGGTAATCGGTCTCCACCACTTACGAATCAAGCATAGGACTATGTTCATTACGACTTCTATTCTTTTTAGCGTATTCATGTCAAGCCCTATTGCTGTGCGTTTAACCTTTCATTCTCTTCTTCGATATGATTCTGTAAGAGTCCAACATAGATATCTCTTTCAAACGGAATCATATCTTCAATATCAGTTATGCTATATTTATGGAATTGAATCAGATTAAAGTTTAGTATGTAGTAGTTAGATAGAGTACTATGACTGACGGCTATTGAAAAAAATCGTCTATACCATCCAGAGTTATGGTCTTCTCTGTCCCTTCTGAATCTTTATAATGTAGTTCGTGACGAAGTACTGGACTAGTTTCAAAGAACTTAGTTATATCGTCGAACGCTTTAGATGGAAGAGACTCAATAAATTCATAGATTTCATTCTGAGCATAGTTACTAGATTCATATGCGTTATTTTCATCGTATATAGTCGCTATGCAGTTAGTTATAATCTCAAAAATGGCTTCTGGATCTTGAAAATTAATCTTCATGCTGTCTAGAAGTTCTATGGTAGGATACTTCATAATCATTCCAAGAGTATCATTGATCTTAATATTCGGATCATGCTCTTCGTTAAAAGTGACTTCGATTTCATCTAAATCTACTTCAAAGTCATAGATCTTCTGATC